ACAGTTAGAGATTACATTAAATCTCAAGTGAATGACCCATATAATGATGAACTTCCAGAAATTCCAAGTGAAATTTCAAGAAAGGTTTATGATACATATCAGTGGGTATATAATGCATTCAGTAAAAGTCCAGATAGATTAAGACTAAGTCATACCATTCCTAAGAATGATACAGAATTATATAGAGTGGTTGATAATATTCTTAATACCAAAGTCGTAAATGTATTTATGATGTGTGGGTCTCCTGTTGATGCCGAATGGAGAGATAAAATTATCGGTGAGATTAGAGAATGTAATCCAGAAGTAAATTTTCACTGCATTACAAAATCAGCACATAAATTTACTAGAGATGTAGTTGAAATCCTAGAATCACACAAAACAAATTATCCTTTAACTAAATATAAAAATATTTATGTGACTATTGCTGGGATGAGTAATGCTCTTTCGGGTGTGGTTGCTTGTAATACAAATTCACCAGTATTTGCCATACCACCTTTTAAAGATTTAACCGATATGATGGTTAATATTAATTCCACTCTTCAAATGCCCAGTAAAGTACCAGTCATAACTGTATTGAAACCAATTAATTTAGCAATGGCTATCCAGCGAATGCTTTTATTCTAAAAAAAAATTGAATTTTTAAATTGTATTTTTTCTAGTTAAAACTTTTTATACACTGATAATAAAAGAAATGTCTAATATCTCAAAGAAAGTTGAAGTTGGATCTGAACAATTCCAAGAAACATCTTGTCCTTTGAAATATGAAGAAGAAGTTATTTTGAGACCAAAATGTGCATGTGCATGTGCATGCGCATGCTGTAATGAAAATACTAATAGTGAAACTAATAGCTATGAAATTATGTTTGATTTCAGACCAAAGTTTAAAGATATTTATAGGGGCATTGAAAGAGAAATGTGTTTGTGTTTCATTGACCTATGCGACCATCACTACAATAAAATTATAGATGATAATAATGGAAAATTACCTATTTTAATCGGAAATGATTGTTGGGATGCTTTGGATGGATTGTCTAATTAATCCTAATCCTAATCCTAATCTAATATTTCAATTACCTCACCCACACCTTTAGTTTTTCCTTCTCTAAATAAAAGACTGCTTCCTACTTCAATATATTCTGGATGATATCTAAATTTAAAAGTAATATATGCGGTTTCGTGTAATCTTAATATCTCTCTATCCATTTTTTCTATTACAGCAGATTGAGAAATATTATCGCAATGTAATACTGGTTGATAACCTTCTCTAATTGTAGTATGATGATGAAGTAATTTAACTTTTGCTCTAAATTGTTTTACTAAAATAGGATTATCTAAAAATTTAATACCTTTTCTAATACTACTTCTTTTTATATTTAGGTCTTTGTCTAAAATTTTGAAATTAACACAACCATTATTACCTCTATTGAGTATTAGTATGTTTTCTCTAAAGTTATTGTGAATACTTTTAACTAATACTCTCGAGTATTTGCCAAAAAAAGGACCCATGTAATAAGTATTCCCTACTTCTATTCTTCCAGATTTAACTAATCCACTGACTACAAAACCAATTCCTTTAATAGAATACACACATTCTATAAGAAAATGCAGTGAATCTCCATAAAAAATTATATTGGGTTTTAATGTATCTATAAAATCTCTTAAAAATGGTACTCCATCACCAGTAACATTACTTATTGGAATTATTGGAACACTATGATTAAAATCTAATGTTTTTTCAGTTCCTTCAGTAAGTATAAATGGATTTTTTGATATTCCCAATTTTTTGTTAGCTTTAAATCGTTTAAAAAGAGTCATTATATCATTTATTGTTCTTTTAGTGACATTTTCAGGAGCTAAATCTGTCTTAGTTAATACAATAAAGAATGGAATATTCATTCCAAGTGTAATTCCTAAATGTTCGCGAGTCATTTTTAAGACGCCCATATTAGCGGCAACAACAATACACGCATAATCAAGACAAGATTTACTCATTCCACCAATAGTAGTTTTTAAATATTTTTCGTGTCCTGCTAAATCAACAAATATTTTTACTGATTCGGGATCTCGAGTTCCTTTCATGTAATGTTGCACTAAACAACTTGTTCTTCCACTATTTTTTTCATGTGGATGTCGCAATACATTCTTTCTAGCAAATCCCCTCCCATCATCCATAATTTTTTTACTTAAAACTCCTGTTAGTGTGCTATTATGAACTACTGTTCCATCAAATAATTGGAATCTATAATCATTGTATTCATTATTACTCTCAAAAGAAAATCCATAAAATCTTCCAATACTATGTTCTTCTATAAACACATTGAATTCATTGTAATTAGAATCAAATCCAACTAATGATTCTTTTATACATAATGGTAATTTGAAATATTCTCTAATATCAATATCAATTGTATTATCTTCATAGTGATATAATGCTACTAACTTTAGATAATTAATGTTAAAATCAGAAAGAATTTGAAGTTTTAAACAAAGAATATGATATTCATTTACTAAATAATCATTTCCATTAGATTGTTTAACATTAAATAATATACCTTCTCCTGTTGTAACACGTGCAACTTTTTTTAGATTATAATTATCGGCACTAATAATTAAATCACCTACACGAATGTCTTGAATGGTTTTTACTATTGATTTGTTTATTTTAATGAGTGTATTTTCACCAAAACATTTTCCTGAATCGACACTTCCTATAACACCTATTCTTATTTCTTCCCAAGGTTCCATTTTTAAATAAGGATAATTTAATCTTTAATATAATTTAATTTAGTTATTTAAATGAAGATAGACAGGAAATTCTAGTCTTTTTTTGGAGGATTAGCTTTTAAGCTTGGATTTATGGGATTTAAAATTCAAAATAAAGAATAATGTAAAGAATATAATTTGTAATAATATAGAAATGATTGCAGACTTAAAAAATTTTAAGTTATTAAATTTTGCTGATTTTATATCAGTATTACCAATTTCCTTTTATTTTGATGCATTTTATAGGTTTTTATCAGTTCCATCCTACAATTCATTAAAATATTTAACTGGTATTTTTGCTGCAACTATTTCAAGTGATTTAATAAAAAGACTCCCATATCATGAATCCATTTATAAATTATCACGACGACCAAATGGGGCAAGTAATTGGGATTATTTGTCGAGAAATGGAGAAGGTGATAAAGATGCACCTGGATTTCCCAGTGGTCATATGACTACTACAGCTTTTTTTGCTGTTTATAATTCGTTAGAAAATTCAAACAATACGGTTTTAATGGTATTTTTTGGTGGATTATTAGTTTCTATGGCTTGGGCAAGATATTATAAAAAATGCCATAATATAACTCAAATAATAGGTGGGACATTGTTAGGTAGTGTGGGTGCTTATATAACAAAATTTTATTTTTGATTATCACTTAAATAAATAGAATTGGTATTTGTATTAGTATGTCAATAACAAATCTACCAGTTGAATTGCTATTACAAATATGTAATTATATGGACACAACTAATTTTTATAATTTCACTGATTATCTAAAAAATGAAGATAATGAGGTGCATAGGCGTTTAATGAGATTAATTTGTTCATCCACTATCAGGTATGATTATAGAATAAAATTAATGAATAATTTATTTTTAAATATAGATTACTTCAGAAAACAAGTAAATTATATTGATTTTAAGGCAAAATATACTAATAATTTTGAATTACCATATTTTTATAAGAAAAATAGTGATTTATCATTTGATTCTGTAATGAAAACCGAAATCTATAGAAAATACATTTTGGAAGAGAAAATACAAGATGAAAACAAAAAGAAAATATTTTTTAATTTAACTAAAAGTTTTAATAGTTTTGATGACTTAATAGAAGAAAATTATCATCATCCTACAAAGAATTTTTTTAAATTTAAAAATAAAGCAATAAGACGCGAAGATGTCTTTAATTTCACTTACATGTAAAATCATTATCATATGGAGTATCTACAATTACTTCAACATCAGTGTCAATTAGTGAATAAATTGTTTCTCGTTCAGTTTCCTCTTCTCCTTCAGAATTATTAGAATCAGAATCTTCAACATTAATGTTATGTACTTCAAAATCTAAAAATTTATCCCGGAAACAAATGGGAATTACATTATCTACTTGAAGACAAGTATATGCTTTTTTTAGATGAATCTCTAGATATTTTTTTATATCTGGAATACTTAAAAATGCAGAACGAAATGGCTTCAAAACCAATGATTTTACCTTTGGGAACTCTCTATTTACCAATTTTATAGTCATTGGAATATCAATATTAAATACTTTATTCTTGTCTAAGTTTTTAAAAATATGGTTGGGAATATAGAATGAATCAATATCATCTTTAAATTCATGAATAGCGATAATAATATCACTATCTTCCACAGTAAAATGTATTGGAAAAATAACATCCGAGTATTGTGACAACTCTCTTAAAAATGTAGTAGGTGCTATACACTTATTACTATATTCATAGTAGTTATAATCATCATATCCATGAAAATATACTAATGGAAATATTGAAACATTGAATTCTGTTTTAGTCGGAAGAAAAGGTGCATTAATATTGTCTTGAAATCTTTCTAGATCAGGCGATTGTATCATCGGTTCAGGGGTCGGTGATTCAACTAGACTCTCACCAGTATTAATTTGATTATTAGAATCTTCTTCAGTCATTATTCTATTAATTTATTATTCTATTAATTTATTAATAAGTTTTTAAACAATAATCAATTTTATAATAATTATTTGTTTATTTTTTATTAAAAGGATTAACAAATGTGTTATAACCCTCTATGTGATTTATCCAATAACGCATTCCTGTAGTTTTTTCATATGCAACATCCCAACCATATGGTATTCCATTTGGCATCAAAGTTCCTATTGGAATGCATGGATGTAACCACTGCGTAGTTTTATCTTTATTGCATGCATAATACAATTTACCTGATTCAGAGTCTAAACATTCAAACCAATTAGGAGGAAGCATTAAATCTAATTTATTTATAACTTCAGGATAATAATAACTATTAGCATTACTAAAGATAGGTTTTTCAGGTGCAAATCCATAATATTCGCTACTTCTAGCACTTCTAGCACTTCTAGTACTTCTAGCACTTAGAGTATTATATTCATTTCTAACTAGATTATTATAATTATAATTATCATTATCATTGCCATTTTCTCCATTAAAAAATATTGGTTCATCATAATCAGAACTTACCGCAGATAAATAACCGGGATTATTAATAGTTCTATTGTTATTCATTTAAATTATAATTTATTTTATATTTTAATTTGTCATATAATACTAATGACTTCTGTAATTTTAACCGATTTACCATTAGAAATCCTTGAAATGATTGCAAATCGTATTTGTAATTCGCAAGGATATCTATCTTTCAGGTTAAGTTGTAAAAAATGTTATTTCTCTACAAGAAGTATAAAAAAATATTTTAAAGATGGTGAATTATCAGAATACTTACCTTTAAGAGGCGGTGTCCCACATGGTAAAAGTTATTGTTATTTTCTCAATGGAAATGTTTCTATGGAAAAAACATTTATAAAAGGAATTCAACAGGATGAAGAAAAACTATATTATTTTTCAAAAAGAATACTTTTTAGAGGAAAAGTAATTAATGGGAAAAAAGAGGGACTCCATTTTTGGTATAATTTGAATGGAACATTAAGTAAAACAACTGAATTTAAAAATGGTAAAAGAAATGGTAAATGCATCAGTTATGATACTTCGGGAGATAGATTATCTATGGTAAATTATGTAAATAATTTAGAGCATGGTCCATTCGAATGTTTTTTAAATGATATTCCTCATATTTACATAAGATTTGATAATGGGAAAATAAATGGATTAGTTTCTATCGTATCTATTTTTCATACTCTTGCTTTTGTAGGACAAGTATCAGATGACATTTTACATGGAACACAAACATTCTTTAATTCTGATGGAGAATTAAGATTAATACTCCCTTTTTTTAATGGGCGAATAAATGGCATAGTAAGAAGATATTATACTAATGGAAGACTTTTATCTATAGTTAAATTTAAGAATAATTTTAAACAGGGTGCCGAAAAAGTTTTTTGGGATAATGGAAAATTAAGATGCATTAAGAATTGGGAGAATAATAAAAAAAATGGTCCCTGTAAATTTTACTATAAAAATGGTATTTTAAAACAGAAATGCTACTTTATAAATAATAAAATGGATGGTTCAAGTATTAAATATGATGAAGAGGGAAATAAAGAAACTGTTACTAAATATAATAATGGTCAATTAAAAGATTTCATAATTTATTTTCATCAAAATTCAGAAATCATAAATGACGTTAATTTTTTTTATGAAAATGAGTCCCATTCCAATTTCATATCATACTATAAAGATATGGACCCAAGATCTATAAAATATGATACTGGAGATTTTGTATATTCTTTTTTAAAATTAATTAGACCAAATGGCGATATAATAAAGAAGATAAATATTAAAATTAATGGTGTTCTTATGAAAGACTATATAAAAAATGAAAGAATAATAAATAGATATATACAATATGGCGATGACTCCACTCCTACCCCATATCTTTACCTTTAACTACTAGAAAAAAAACATAGTATAGGATGAATTAATCTAAAGATTTATACTTTATTTATAATTAATTATACTTATAGCCTATGACTATAACCGACGATTACTTTAATATTCAGGAAAAATATCAAAATGAATATGGTGAAGATACAATTCTTCTCATGCAGGTAGGTCATTTTTTCGAGTGTTATGCTATTGATAACGAAAAAGAAAAAATTAATACTCACTCTTTTTATAAATGTGCCGATATAATGAATGTTCAGGTAACTCGTAAAAGCAAAAAAGAAACAGAAAATTCAAGAAAAAATCCTTTAATGACTGGTATAAATATTTATAGTAAAGACAAGTATCTTCAGATTTTAATGGATGCCAACTTCACCGTAGTTTTAATGGAGCAGGTAACTGAACCACCTGAACCAAAGAGAGAAGTAACTCAGATTTATTCTCCAGGAACTAATATTGTTTATTCAAATAAAAATACAACATCAAATACAATGTGCATCTATATAGAACCTGATTTGTCCGACTCTAAAAGGAGATTTAAAAATATTGGACTTTCAGTAATTGATTTTACTACTGGGAAAAATGGAGTATATGAAGTTTATAGTATGAAAAATACCAATGACTACTATTATTCATTAGATGAAGCATTGAGATTTATTCAAGTTTATGAACCTTGCGAAACATTAATAATTGTAATGGATTCTAATGAAAATTGCCAATCAGTAAAGGAAATATCCAATGGATTTATTGTAAATTACTTAGGATTACAGAATAGTAGGGTTCATTTTAAAAGTCGTGATGAAGTTGCGGATAATTATCACCTCATTTCCTTTCAAAACTCATTCTTCAATAAAATATTCAAAGGGAAAAATACTTCAATGTTAAGTCCTATTGAGTTTTTGGATCTGGAAAGGTTAGATATGGCAAGAATGAGTTATATTCATTTACTAAATTTTGCATATGCCCATAATGAAACTATCATTCAAAAAATAATGATTCCCGAAGTTTTTAAGAGTATGCGATATATGATTCTTAACAATAATAGCATTTCTCAATTAAATCTAACACCAAGTAATAATCAAACTGTAAAAACTAATAATTGCCTTCTAGGAATACTTACACAAACTAGCACAAGTATGGGAAAAAGATTTTTGAGGGAACAGTTATTAAATCCAGTATGCGATATAGCTGAAATTTCAAAGAGATATGATTATACTCAGTCTTTAATTAACGATAATAATTACAAGTCTATTGAAGGATTATTAAATAGAATTGTTGATATTGAACGGCTTCATAGGAGATTTTCATTAGGTATTATTCAACCCTCTGAAGTATATTGTTTAAATTATTCTTATGAATCAGTAGTTAAAATTATTGATGAAAAACGAGAACACTTTCATAATGATATACTTCCTTCTAAAGAAAATATCCAGTCTTTTAATGAATTTATAGAAGAATACAAGCGAATTTTTAAAATGGATATTATAGCTAAATTTAATTTGGATAGCATTGATGAGAATATTTTTAATAAGGGAATTAATCCGGAAATTGATGCAGTCGATGAAAATATGATTAATACTAGAACTAAATTGGAAAAAATTTGTAAGCAATTTTCTAAAACTATAGGGAATGAGTTGGATTCAGTGTTTAAATTGGAAAGAAATGATCGCGATGGTTATTTTATTGTTTCAACCCCTACAAGGGCGCAAAATTTAAAGAAAAAATTATATAATTACTCTAATGGTTATTATACAATCACTACTGCTATTGAACCATTTAAATTAAATTCAGGAGAGATAGAATTTAAACGCCAAGCTTCAAATAAAACTATCATTACTAGTCCTGAGATAAAAGAACTCTGTAATGAATATTTACGAAGTATTTACAAAATAGGTTCATTATGTTCAAAATCATTTCGAGAAAGTATTGAAACACTTGAAGAAAAATACTCCATGGTTACAAATGAAATTGCCAAATTTGTTGGAACATTGGATATGTATAAAAGCGCAGCTAAAGTAGCTACACAATATGGATATCATCGTCCAGAAATAGTTCCTAGTAATGATTTAACTAGTTATATTAGAGCTCGTGAGATAAGGCATCCTATTATTGAACGTTTAGACCAATCCACTATTTATGTTCCAAATGATATTTCAATTGGAAATAATGATGAAATTACACAAAATGGAATGCTACTCTATGGAACTAATGCTTCTGGTAAAAGTAGTTTAATGAAAGCTGTTGGATTAAATATTATTATGGCTCAGGCGGGATTTTTTGTAGCAGCAAGTGAATTTATCTATCATCCATATCAGAGATTAATGACACGTATTTTGAATGCCGATAATATTTTTAGAGGTGAATCTAGTTTTGCAGTTGAAATGGGAGAACTACGTGGAATATTAAAAAGAGCCGATTGTAATAGTCTCGTTCTTGGAGACGAATTGTGTAGTGGAACAGAAAATACATCTGCACAAAGTATTTTTGCCAGTAGTGTTATTCATTTAAATAGGCGTGATTGTAGTTTTATATTTGCTACTCATCTTCATCAATTGACTTCAATGCCCGAGATTTTGGAACTGGAAAGAGTAAAAAGTTTTCATCTTTCTGTGGAATATGATGATACTACAGAAACATTGATTTATGATAGAAAATTAAAAGTTGGAAATGGTCCTACAATTTATGGTTTGGAAGTGTGTAAGGCTATGGATTTAGACCATGACTTCATTAAGACCGCGGATAGTATAAGAAGAAATTTATCACATATTGGAACTACAATTTTAGATTATAATAAAAGTAGATACAATAGTAAAGTTATTGTTGATAAATGTGAAATATGCGATGAATCAGCCGAAGATACGCATCATATTAACTTTCAATGTAATGCAAATGAGAATGGTGTTATTGGTGGAAATATTCAGAAAGATACTGTTGCTAATTTAGTGCCATTATGTAAAAAATGTCATAATTCTGTTCATACTAATGATATTATAATTAAAGGTTATATTAGTACTAGTAATGGAACAAAATTAGATTATAATATTGTTTCTAGTGAAGAAAAGAAGGCAATGAATAATTCTCGAAAGAAGTTTGATGAAGAAACGGTAGCAACTATACTATCAGTAGCAAATTCAAGTAAATGGAAAACACAGAAATTACTTCAAGAATATTTAGAAAAAGAGAAAAATATTATTGTAAGTGTATCAATATTAAGACAAATCAGAGCAGGAAAATATTAATATTAATAATAATAATCTAGATTTAAAGATTTTTATTATGTTATTGTTATTATTATTGTTATTGTTATGTTAAAGTCCCTACTTTTTAGTTTAATTTCAATAAGTAATATTGAAAAAAATTTACGAGATTATCTTTTTACGGATTATTCAAGTGCTACACGACCATCTCCAGATAATAAACCATTAAATTTAGATTTTAGTGTAGCATTGAGAGCATTTAATGCTGTAGATCAGGTAGATGGTATTTTATCAACTAATATATGGATGAGGCATTATTGGAATGATATTCATTTAAGATGGAACCCAGTAGATTATACTAATATTACATCAATTGCAGTTAATACGGACCCAGAATTGAACCATAATATTTGGATACCTGACATGTATCTTTATAATACAGCTGAGAAACCTATGGATAATATGGATTATTCAAGAGCTGTTTTATATTATAATGGAGATATTATATGGTCTAGACCTGGAATGCTTCATTCAACTTGCAGTTTTGATTTAGAATATTTTCCATATGATAGACAAAAATGCTATTTAAAATTTGGTAGTTGGGTATATCACAAATCTCAAATGAATATAACCATAAGATATAATGGTGCTTATGGTATTGATAGCTCTAATTTTCAGTTGAGCGATGGATGGGAAGTTTTAGGATACAATTCTAACTATAATGAGGTAAAATATCAGTGTTGTCCTGAAATATATCCTGATATTACTTTTGAATTTTATTTAGAAAGAAAGAGTGGATATTATGATTTAAACATTATTCTTCCTACTTATGCTACAGCTTCACTTATGATTATAAGTTTAATTGTGCCTTGGGACTCTGGAGAAAGAATTTCTTTCGCAATCACTGTCATGCTTTCATTAATAGTTTTCTTATTAATTCTTAGTGAAAGTCTTCCAAAGACTGATGCTAGTCCTCTGCTATCTAAAATGTTAATAGGTCTTACATTTTTTTCACTTTTTGTAGTATTTTTTACGGTAATTATTTCAGCTTTATACAGTTATAAAAATAATAAAGATACACCTTTTTTTAAATGTATTAGATATGCACAAGATAATCCAGTTATTAGGAGATTTTCAAATATTAGCAAAAGAAATACTATAAATGAATTAGAAAATGAATTAGAAAATGAATTAGAAAATGAATTAGAAAATGAATTAGAAAATGAATTAGAACAAATAAGCATATGTGAGAATAATGATGACTTAGAATATAGAACTTCAAGTTATACTGATGCCACAGGAGTTAAAACTAGTACAATAAAAAAAAGAAAAAACTCATTGATAAATGTGAGAGTGTCGTCAGGGAGCGATGTAGTATCTAATAATGAAAGTAATATAAGTAACACTTCAGACAATTCAATTGACTCAAAGAAAAGTGTAAAAATGTATAGAGACTTAGCAGCAAATTTAGAACTAATATTTACATGTATATTTTTTATAAGTTTTATGTTCTTTAGTTTTTACATGTTCTCATTAGTACCATATTAAATTAATTTAAATCATTAAGTAATCTACTAAATAGTGTATCTGTATCAGGAAGGCGACCATTACTATTTTTATATCTTTTTAATCCTTCGACGAATTCTTGGGGACTATTCTCATACATAGATAATATTTCATTATTCATATAACTTTTTTTACTAACTCCAGAAGTATGATGCATCAATCTAGCAGATTTTTTAATAGCATTTTGAATATTTTTGCGTGTTTGACGTTGTGTATTTGGCATTTCCATCTTTAATAATTCACGTAATAACATATTATTTGCTGCCCAAGTTCTAAACATTTTTACAGTAATACTAGGATCATATTTTTTTAAATACCTATTTATTTGTCTTTCTGTTATTCTACAAACTAAATTATTGGAATCAGTATAACAAAATAAATACTCACGATTTTCATTTACTCTTTTTAAATGTCGCAAAATTTGTGATATAAATCTATTAGATACTACTGCCGAGTTTTCTACACCTTTTTTCCCAATAAAACAAATTTTAACATTATTAGGTGTTTCAGAAATATGGACGCTATTTAATGTAGTTACACCATAACTATTATATAAATCCTTATACTTTTCATTTCCTATTCTAAAATTACATTTATCTATTAAATGAATAATTACTGCTGTTTGTAAATCTCTAGACATTAATTTATCTAATGAATTACCACTTTTAATATAGTCTGTAATACATCTATTACAATCTGCACGAATTCTTTTTATCTTTTTTCCAAAATTTCTGAGGTCTGAAAATTTTAATTCATTTTGTTCTTCGATAAATTGTTTATTATAAACGTATTGTTTTCTTCCTTTTGAATCAAAACCATAGGCTAATACTTTACTGTCTGGATTACAAGACATTCTAACATCAGTATAGGCAGGTGGAACGTAAATTTTACTTAAATGAGGTAATTGGGTATATTTTCTCTTTTGTAAATCATAAAATTTTACTTTTTTTTTGTTTGAGTCATAAATCCTGGTAATAAACATATATTATAATAACTTAAAAAAAAAAAGTAGATGTATATATATAGACATTATGGACAAATTCTCTTCAACATTACCATTTCCTAGCAAACCTAGTGGATACAAAAATGTAAATAATGGGGTATATTTTTCAGAAATAAAAATAAAATCAAAATAAAAAATAATTTATTATCTAATTAAAATTTATTTTTTCTATTAATTATTCATTAATTATTCATTATTCATTAATTAAACCTTTACCTTAATGTATTTTGCTCCATGTTCCTTAAGGAATCGCTTCATTTCCCTCTTAAAGAACCATCCCTTAGCCTTTTCATTCCAAAATCCATCTAGGAAATAA